TGGTTGCAAGTGCGGTGTTGTGAGCCTGGCCGCCAACCTCGATTGAGCCGATTGAGCGAACTCGTGCGGCTGCGTTTGCGTTAACGCGAGCAGCTCGTTTTTCGTCGGCGTACAATTTCTGCAGAACGCCGGGCTTGTCGTCCGTGCCCTGAATGCGATCCACTTCGGCGGCTTCTTCTGGCGTGAAATCGCGGTTTTCTTCCTTTGCGAGAGCGACGATGGCATCAACCTTGCCAAGCTCTTCGTCAATCTGCTCGCGAATTACTTTCAGATTCCAAATCATTTCCATAGTCCTTAGTCGATTGTGATGCCGACTCAGGCCATGAAAAACGCGGCGCAAAAAGTCGGCGAAATGTTTTCGCTTTGACTTTTCCGGCCGCTAACGAGTTGCTCAGAAAGGTTGTGTTCGGTGCAGGATTTCTCCCTGCGTGAGTGCATCTAAGCAGATTGTCGGAATCGTGTCAATGTTTATTCTTTTAACGTAAACACTAAATCTGGCTGCTCCACCATCCGGCCGGGCAATCGCGATGCCTCGTATTGCTCAAACTGCGACATCCATTGCAGAATGGCCGCCTCTGAATTATCTGGTGTTCCTGTGTAGTGACAAAAGCCAGCCCCGTCTGCTTCCAGTTGAATGTAACCGATCATGCCGTCGTTGATCATCGGTTCGAGCGTCTTGAGAATTGCAAAGTCCATACCCTGGGCATCGATCACTAGGCAATCAATCTGTGTGACTCCCAGCATCTGCAAAATATGGTCGAGCCGCACAACTTGCACATGGATCGCTGTGGTGTTGCTGAAATCTACATTCCGCCATGTGCCCTCAGCCTGTGCTGTAATGTTGCCGAGCGACGACGATAGCCCATCAGTGTTATACAGATTAAATACACATTTGCCATGCTCCTCCCCGCAGGCCGCTTCGATCACGATAGCCTTTGGCTGCGTTGCGTACCTTTTCCGGCACGCTTCAGCAGCCTGCGGAACAGGCTCAAACATGATCGTGCGATCGTGCATGTCAACAACACAATCCAGTGTTTTGTCTGGCATGTTTTGCCCAACAATTACCGCAGTTCCCATTATCGCTCCTTGTCGTACCAGCCCTATCGTCCAAACATAGCCTTGATCTGTTGAAGCCGAATTTCACGCGATGCAATTGTTGCTGGCGTCCGACTTCCTGCCGTTGGCTCGTTGGTCTTTTCGCCTTCCGGCTTGCTGCCATACATCGCCTTTGCGAACTTTGGAGCGTCTACGACAATATCTCCGACCTCTGTCGCAAACCCGGCCGCAACTGCTTCTTGTGCCGTGTACCACGTTTCCGCGTCGAGAATGGCCATTATCTTCTTGCGGTCCTTTTTTGTCCGGTCCATGTAGGCGTCCAGAATGGAATCTCGGTATTTGTCCAGAACGTCGGCCGTCTTTCGCAACTCAGCGGCGCTACCCATCGCCATTGTCCACGGATTATGAACCATCATCATCGCGTTTTTCGCCATAACGACGCGATCTCCAGCCATTGCGATGTAACTGGCGATCGAATACGCCGACGAATCCACAACAACGTCAACGCCGCCCTGATGCCGCTTCAGTGCGTTAAAGATTGCTCGCCCTTCATCCACGCTTCCGCCCGGGGATGAGATCCGAAGCGTCACCTTGCGGCCTGACATCTTTGCAAGGTCAGGCAGTACCGTTGCCGCATCGATCATGCCCCAAAACGAGGAACCAATTGCATCGTAAAGAAAGATTTCGCCGGTTTCCAAATCAGACTGGTACATGCTTTGTAACCTTTTCGACTAAGGAATCATGAACGAAAATTGAATTGACTCGTGTCGTCCCGAGTCGCGTGTAATTAAAATCACAAGCAATTGAATACACGGTTTCGGCGTTGTCTTGGATCTTGAAGCCGCCATCAATCTCAATGCCCAGCAGCCACGCCGGAACCCGCCCAATATCATCCGTATTGCTGGAATTGCATTTGTCAAAATGCTCTACCATCAGAATGCTCGTCTGATGATTGCTCAACACATGCTCCATGATAAGACTGTCGATGCTGTCCACATCAATAACACAAAGCATCACATGTGCGTCGAAATTGGAACTTGTTTCGAAAGCATATTCCCCGCGTATCTTGGCCCTTGGAAACTTAGCAGCCAGTTGCCTGATTGAATCTTCGTCTCTTTCAAACAGCACGCAATCAAGCCCGTAATTGTAAAACGGCTCGATTGTCAACGGCAGCCCCTCGCCGTCGCCAGCACCGACTTCAACGCACTGGCCTGGCTGGTTGATTAGGTTCGCCAACGCAACCAAAATTCCCTGTTCACCAAACTGCCAGCCGCCTGCCTTTTCTGTGAGCCACTCAAACTCCGGCCGATCCGCCACAAATCCTTCTGTCATACTGTCGCTCCGAGTATGTAGTCTGCCAAATCTTCAACACGTTCGCCCCATGATGCCGTCAGCTCCCCGACAGCGTCTGGAAGTGCTTTTCCTTGCGTCTTAGACATAACTTCAATCAACGCATCCTGTGAAATGCGGCAATGCTCTGCCGCTGCGTATGGCGTTCCTCCGAGCTGTTCGCAAACATCGCCCAGCGTGTGTTGCCATTTAGCGTAAAACTTTTCAACGGACTGGATCGGCGTTTTTGTTTTGACCGCTGCTGCCACTCGCTGCTGCTCGATAGCCAGCAACGGTCGCAATCGTGAAATTACGGCCATTCGCTGCACTGCTTCCGTTTCTGGATCGTCCTCCGGCTCAGGGTCTTCGGGAACGTCTGGCGAATCCTCTTCCATCGGTGCTGTCACCGTGATCGCTGGATTCTGATACTCATCGCCGCCGTCATAGGGATTCATATCCAGTTTTTCGCGTGCTTCATTCGGGCTGATCACCGTTGCCGCGATTAATTTTGTCAGGTATTCCGCCTGCTTCAGTGGGTCCATTCGCATCAAAGCGTTAGTGTTAAACTTGAAGTAATGCGTTTCGCTGGTCAACTGGCGTTCGGTTAGCAGCGAGCGATTGCAAGCGGCCTCAATGTGAACCAACCAGCGGTTTAAGCAGTTTGTCAGATACGCCAAATGCTTTTCTGCAAGGCTGTTGTAAGACACGCTGGAATCGTCGCCAAGAATCTCCTCCAGACAAAACCACATTGCAGCCTCTTGCCGCTGAAATAGCCGTTGCTCAATCCACTGCGAATCTTTGCCGCTCATCGATACCATGTTGGCCTTGATGCCTTCGCGGAGCATGGCAGTCTTGCCGGTGTTTTCCGCACCGTCGTGAGCCTCGCGAAACATCGACAGGAATTTCTTTGCTTCTTCTTCGTTGCGGAACATTCCGCCCGGGGCTTCGAGAATCAACGACCCGCTGAATCCCTTTTTGGCGAGGTTTCGAACCTGATCTTCCGCTGACAATCCGGCGTCTAGGCTGTTGCTCATGACTGCGGCTGCATTCAGACCGGCCAGCCCGTTGAAGCTGAGTCCATGCACGAAAAACACGTCTTCGTCGGGAAACCAAACCGTCTGGCTGTCGGACGTAACACCGACCTTTTTAGCTAACGGCTCGTGCTGGCACAAAACGGTGCCGTGGTATCGCTTGCCTTCGTACCATTCGGAACTTGATCTGTCTGGCAACAGTGGCCAAAGAGCAACTGGCCGCCCGCCTTCGCGTTCCACAACACATCGCCAGTTGCCGTAGAGCAGCAGGCTCGGAGCACCAAACATTTTCCACTCTGGAGCCGTCTGGTAATCGTTCGGCCGCGTGTGGACGATCTTGTGGCCGGGGTGAGATCGCTCAATGCTGCTGCCGCGTTCAAGTCTGCGATGGCAGTTAATAGGCAGTTGCGAAAAGTGCCCTGCGATCTTGTTGACCGCATACCAGACAGGGGCATACTCAATGGCGCGGCGCGGAGTTAGCTTAGATGTGCCAAACTCCGGCGAAGTGCCAAAGAAAGCACCCAAACCAGAGCCAATTCGTGTAATAAACCGTCGAAACAGTTCCATATTTGGGCTTTCAAACGATGAATAGAGAACCTGTCGGACGCGATGGAGCCAGCATTGCCAACCGAATGCCCATCAACAAAGCCACAGCAGCGTCTATTTTCTCGCTCGAATTCCGCTTATCTGGCATCATCTTACCTTGTGCGTTGCTGGTTGTCATCATGTTAAGGGCACACCAGCGAAGGATGTTGTCTGTCTTGTCCGGCGTGAACCTGTTTTCGCGAATCGCTGCCGTTAGTTCCTGCATCGGCTCGTGAAACTGAAAACAGTTCTGCGGCATTTTAATAACGTCAAGTCCGGCTTGAGATAGCTCGTCGCCCAGCTGAGCCGCGTTGTATGGGTCATAGGCCACCGCCCTGATACCAATCTCTTCCGCCACTCGAAGAAACTCGTCTCTGAGCGATGCCACGACATAGCGGACAACCGTCAGTTCGCCGGTTGCAATCCATCCCGCCCACGGCTGCTTCTTCAAATCTCGTTTTGTTTCATCGACAATGAATGACTTTGTAAATCCCTCGTAACGCCAGATCGTTTTGCCTTCCTCATCCTCGTCCACCGGGAATCGAGCAATTACGCCAAACGATGCCAAGTCATCGCGGCCGCCAAGGTCGATGCCTGCGGTGATTGCGTCTGCGTGTCGCCACGACGAAAGCGAGTCTGCTATGTCGTCCCAGTCAGCAGGCAGAATAAACCGCTCGTACGCTGAAACCTTGCGATTGCAGTGGTAGCGGGTAAATCGATTCAACTCAACTGGTGATGTCTTCGCCTTTGCTGCCGCTTCTCTCAGGGATTCCAGCCCGATCGAAACGCCGATATTGGGGTTCGCCTTTGGCCACAGCGACTCATCCAAGGCGTCGTCGTTTTCGTCAAGTTCAAAGATGTAGGAAAAGTATGACTCGTCAACGAAGTCTCCACGGACAACGCCTGTTGCATAATCATAATCCTCCTGCCAGAGCTGGCTCGTGTCGTCTCCGGCCGTGGTGAAGTCGATAATCAAAGGCTGCGAACGGTTGCCAGATCCCGTCATCATGGTGTCGTAGAACTTTCGATGATGTTCCCGCCAAGCGTGCTTTTCATCCATCAGCACCATGTGAGGGTTTAGACCGTCGAACGGCTTATCGCTTCCGATGCAATGAATATAGCCCTTGTTGTGACTGAACGTGATCTGCTTGTTAATTGGGGTCGAAAGAGCTTTCACATGATCAGACTGGCTCCGCATCCGCTCAATTTCGGCATACATCACCTTTTGTGCCTGCTCTTTCTTCGTAGCACACAACACAATCTCTGCCACGTCTTCCGGCCGTCCCGTGAACGGATTCACGTCTGCCATTCCGCCATCAAGTGCAATGCCGGAACCCAATGTCGATTTGCCGTTTTTTCTGGCCATTGTCCAGAACACCCGGCGGAACCGTCGCGTTCTGTCTTCGCACCGCTTCCAGCCAAATATGTTCCAGATGCCGAACAGTTGCCACGGTTCGAGCTTAAATGGCATCCCTGAGCTTTTCCCGATTGAATGTTTCAGCACCTCCGGAAAAAAATCACAATGAGCTGAAGCCACATCGAGGGAAAAGTAATACGGAAACTCCGGGCTGTTTTGTCGTTCCAAATCATCAACATATCGCTGCACTGCTGCCCGATGCGAAACACACGACACGATGCGACCGCTCAGCACGTCTTTGACGTACTTATCAACGGCCTTGTGTGTGTCGCTTTTTTTCTTCATCCTCTCCCCATTCGTGCCATGATCTTGGCGAACGGATCTTCCTTTTTGTCATCCAGCTTTAGACTAGTCAACTTCTGCCGACTGGCTGGCGTCAGGCCCAATTCCGGAAGCAGCTTATTGAGTTGCTCGCGAAACTTGTGCATCTCTCCCACATAGGCATTCTTTGTGATGGTAAGGTTGCCTTCTTTATCGACGCCTTCGATTGCTAATCCGGTCTCTTCAACCTTGGATCGTGCTTCAATCCACTTAGCATAGGCAGTGCAGTAGGCAATCAGGATCTCGCGAGTATCCGATGACAACACGCCGTTGGTTTTTAGGTCAAGACTTAGCTCGTTCCATTTTTGTGCTTCAACATCGCCAAACCACTCCGGCATTTTCGGACACTGGCCGTCCGCTTTCGGAGCAGCCTTGTTTCTCCTTTGTGGATCTTTACGAAACGAGCCTGTCGCCTCCTTGATTTCTGCCGCAATCGGCTTCCGTCCTCGTGCCATTTTCAGTAATCCTCAATTTTGCGGACACACACGTGCGCGGAACAGGAATATCGACGACCGGCCGCCCCCCACATTCCAACCGCCCCCCGGCCTGTCACCGCCCGTCACGCCTAGCCTGCTCTAATGCCCTGTGACACGCCACGCACAACGCCATGAGATTGTTCCATTCAAGTCGTAGCCAAGGAGCCTCTGCAATCGGAATGACGTGGTGAACCTCCTGTGCCTCTGTAGCGATGCCCCGCTTTTTGCATTCTTCACACAATGGATTCTCCTGTCGAAACCGCACACTCAACCGCTTCCATGCTCCATCATACCCTGCCTCTGTGGTGCTGATTGATGCCCTTTGCTTGCCACGTCCACACCGTTCGCACTCTCTGTGCCTTGCCTCCAGCACAGCACCACATGGGCACAGCCTTAACATCAGGCATCAACCTTTGGCGCTGCCACCACACTGCACACACCCTGAAGGTACATGGTTAATGGGGCTGCTGCATCCCTGATCGCAAACCGCAATGTTCGCTCGCTCGCCGTAACTGCTGATGGATATGCAAAGGTGACCACATTACTACTTGCACCACTGATTGTGATATTGCCACTTGCAACGGTAGCCACATCAACGCCAGCCAGTGTTTCGAACACAATGGCCAATGTCTTTCCGCTTAAACTGACCGGCGTCGTACCATCAGTGCGGTATAGCGTGATTGACTGGCTAATTGTTTCCCCCACCACCGGCGTCAATGTCACTCCGGCCGATCGATCTGCAACAATGCCAGTCGCTGGCAATACCGTGACCACTGATGATCCACTCGGCCCCAACTCCAGCATGTTCGCAGTAAACTGGTAGACAGCACCGTCTAGAACCAGCCCGGTATCAACCTTGTCTAAAATAGTTTTAGCTGCGGCCAATGCAGCACTCGTCGCCAGCCCACTCTGAATCTGACTCACCGGATGAATATGCAGCGACACGATAGTAAACGCCACTCCATTGACCGGAGCCGATGTCAATGCCTCCTCTAGGATAATCGTCTTTGTGGCTCCCACATAGTCGGAAATTGCACGGACCTGTCCGGCCAGTGCCCCATCGGTGAATACGAGCATCGAATCATTATAAAAATCATCGACGGCTGAAGTCAGTCCAGTAACAAACGTAGTTGTGGTCGCAGACGCATCAATGACAGTCGAGTCGATTTGCTGAAATGCTGTTGACTGACGCAGCCGTTTACCAGATGACGTTGCGACATTATGCGTGGCTCCTGTTAATGGCTCGTCCCAGATCAGGTCAACCAGTGCGGCAGTAGCAGCGGAGTCCAGTTCCACTGCTCCTGTCAGCTTGTTCGTCGCCGGATCATACCCAGCGTCTGCGAAGTCTTTCAGGTCGGTGGCTGATTGGGTGTCGCCTCCGATTTGCGTCACATCAGCCGTCAGCACATCCGTTCCCAAAATGATACTGTCGAACACCATCGCAGGCACAACCATCAGCCGCACTTCCGGCATCTGATACGTTGCTTTGTTGCAGGTGATCTGCAACCGTCCGAGCGTGTCCAGATTGCCCGTCGTCATCACCAACGTGTACTGGCCGTTTGCAATGTGCGTCAGTTCTGCCGCTGATGCCATCGCCGTAAGCGTGCCACCGTTCTTTGACAATGACAGATCCCCGATCACCGCAGACGTGTATTCCGCCCCGGCTGAATCGAGAATCGGTCCAACGATCAACGTCGCTGCTGTGCTTTGCTTAGCCCACATTATGATGATGCTCCAATAAGTAGGCGACGACGACGATTGAACTGGACTGCAGACGATGCCCTGCGACGCGGTGCAACCATGTATGCGGCTGAAGGATTTAAAGCCAAAAGCAAAACTTCTTTGTGAGCGATTTCGCGGTTATACAATCTTGCATCACCCACAATGACATTGCTGTAAAGCCCATTGAATGAGCCCGCACGCCCAATTGCTAAGGCATCGGCGGATGATCCTGGATTGACCGTTGTTGTCGTTACAACTCCGCTCCCGTCAATGTACAAGCCGATCCGCCACGCACCTGTTGTTCCGCCCCGCGTAGCGCAAACGTGATGCCATTCACCATCGGTTATTGATCCGGAACTAACCGCGTCTTGTGAAGCTGCGGATTGGGTCCAACCAAGCTTGTTGGCTGTTAGCCCGAAAATCAGGCCGAAATTACAACTGTTCCCAGCTACGTTGACGTTTGCAAAAAGGTATTGCAACGATGCTCGGCTGCGAACTCTTACCCACATTGAGACGGAAACAACATCTGACACCGCTGCTGTTACTCGTGTTCCACAATCGACAAAATCGTTGGTCCCGTCGAAATCTAACGCAATACATTTTGTGCTTGAAACCCAATCACTACCAGCATCCATGTTTGTCAGCGTGCCGTGATTTGCAAATCCTGACCAATCTCGCAGCGTTAGCCCAGTCGGCCCCAAGCAGGGTGCCCATGCACCAACGCAACCACGCCACAACTCAGGATAGAGTGGCTGTCCATCGCGTGGTGCGAAACCGTTGGCGTATGATCCGGGAAGAATCATCAGACGGTGTCCTCAATAGATTCTTCAAGCGGAGTCAGTGTGATCACTTGATTCGTGTCGGTGTTGTGAAACGC